ATTCAGATTAACGTCATCAAGACTGCATCTGTTAAACGTCAGACTAACACTGCTGATGATCTATATAACTGTGTCATCCAGCCAAATGTCTCCCACTATCAGTTGAATAGTAAGACATTCGAGGTTCGTGTAGGTAATACCAACCGCCACGCATTGGTCGAAAACTTCAGCGATGCATCACCTAGTGTGACCGTTTCTGGAGCTGATGTGACTGTATCGTAATTGTTAACACTTGGGTGGGGGTCTTAATGGCCCCTGCCTTTTTTTATAAAACATCATGGCTAGACATAGTACATTACAACAAGTCAAAGAGGGGTCGCTTCTATCAAAAGGATCGACTTTAACCATTGCATCTGGAGCTATTACAGTAACAGACTCATTACATTTAGTTGCTACAGAGGGAGCAGCCAGCACCGACGATCTCACCACTATAAACGGTGGGCATACCGCTGGTCAGGTTGTTGTTCTTATGGCTTCTGATGATGGTGATACTGTTGTTGTTAAGAATAGTGCATCATTAGCAGTGGGAGCCGACACAAGTTTGGCTGACGATACCGATACCATTACCCTTATGTGGACAGGTTCCAAGTGGGTTGGGTTGGCATCAAGAGTAGCGACAACACCGAGTTAATTTTGCTCCATACCTGTTCTGTCTCTGCTACTGGGGTCGGGGTGTCAAAGCCCTGGCCCCTTTTTCTTTGACTTTGTGTTACCCTAAAACTAGGTTACTAACTATGGCTGTGAAATATTATACAGGTTCTCCAAACGGAGTGAAGGAAATGGACGGCTTATCATTTGCCTTTGAAGCTATAGCCCCGGTAAGCGGCACTTGGATAGGTGCATACAAGGCAGACAAAGCTGATGAGATAGCTGCATTAGATAAGTTAGTATCAGCAGGAAAAGCCAAGGAAACTTCGGAAGAAAATTATAACGATCTCATCAAAAAAAAAGCGGATCGGATGAATTTATCTCCAAATATGAGCGGAGGGTCAGAAGCTCAGGGTGCAGCTCGTGCGGAGGAGGCTCCCAAAGCGTCACCAGTTGAGGTTGAAGATGACGTATTAGAAGTAAAACAAGTTGCGAAACCTAAACGTAAATCAAAAGCCCCCTCAAAGTCTAAGGGAGACTGAGGCAATCAGGAAGTACTGGAAAGATTACGGGCTGGAACTTCTTAAAGAGAAGAACCCTACCTATAGTGAATGCAAAGCTGCCGCTATTGGTAACAGAATAGGATGTCCTGAATTAGCAGAGGACTTAATGGTTAAGGCAAGGAAGTGGAAGAAACCTAAGATATGACTTGGACTCAATTTAAGACGGCGGTAAAGGAACTATTAACAGTAGACGGTGTTAGGGTAGGCATAGCCACTTCACCCACAGGATCAGGAACTCCTTATCTAGACAGAATGATCCAGCTTGGTACTGCTGAAGTACTTTCCCATGTGGATTACTATGTCAAACGACAGACAGCCAAGTACACTACTCAATCAGGCCCACCATCAGGGTTTCTTTTACTTGGAACAGACGGCAATGCCAGCACTGGTTTCCTGCCAGGTGGTGCAAGCAATCTTATAGATGAGAGAATCGAAGAAGCTTACCGTTTAAACTATGCCACAACATCAGCAGTCACAGCTACCCCTGCTACTGGCGCGGCAACTCATTGTAACCGTACACCTGTAGAAAATTATCCTTGGGCAAATAGAAACGATATGATCTGTGCTAATCCATTGATCCATGTCGGAGCCACACTGATAGCAATAGGGCCGGGATTAAGCGGAGGGACAGGACGAGGAGCTGACTTTTATATTTATCCTAAGCTAGATGATAAGGAAGTATTTGAAATTACTTACACCATATCAGATGCGACACACTCAGATAACGATGTGGTTCCTTATGATCTACCTATGGTTGAGGCTGTAGCAGATTATTGTAAGTCAAAGATTACCCGTGAAGTAGACAAGGACTTGAAGCTGTCCGAATCCTACTACGGTACGTTCCGTAAAAAGAGACAAGAACTTTACGTTAATAGCTTCGGTAGACAACGCCTTAAAGATAACGTACCAGGTGGGCCTATAGCTTCCACTTGTCTTGATACTACAGGCTTAACCAGTTCTTGTTAATGGCTAAGAAAAAAGCACGGTTCCAAAGTTTACTGCTCAAGCCCAAGGACGGGGCTAATCTCTTCACGGCTTTGTCTGCTGAGTCGGCTGGCATTGCTAACTATGTAGAGAAAGAAGATTGGAGACGGGAGCTTGATGTTGAAGTTAGGAGAGAAGGGCATGAATACTTTAATCCCGGTGGAACAAGTAACGCTGGTGAGGCATTCCCCGGCAACACTGATGATATTACTTTGATTCACATGGCTCGTCGGCCTAATGGCCAAGTGGCTATCATTGTTGGAACTGAAACAACTCTTTATCGCTACAAGAAACTTGATGATATTACTTATGTTCATTCCTCTTATACATCTAATAATTACTTTTCAACATCTCAACCAAACTGGATAACAATAGGCTCAGGTTTTACTACTAAAGCTAATGGAGCTAAACGGTGGCAAGCAGTTAACTTAAATGGGTATACCGTATTAAATAATGGATATGACCTTCCTGTTTCTTATAGGTTAGAAGATCAAATAACACAGCCTATATATGAATTAAGGGAAGCTGGAATCTCTACGGTTGGATGTATTGCTAGTTACAACGGGATCTTAATGCTTGGAGATGTAACCGAAATTGATGCATTAGATAAATGGAAATCATCATCAACCCCTTACGGAACAGTTACAGAGCCAGCCTCAAGAAATCATGCTAGATTAATATGGAGTCAAATCAATGATCCAAGAAGGTTCTCAGCTTCAAATAAAGGTTCAATCGAATGGAGTAGCAGGGTTATAACTTTAGACACTGAAGCAAAGTCTTACGAGCAAGGGGATCAGATAACTATAATCGGTGCAGGAATAGAAGGTGGCAATTTAACATCTAGAATAACTCTTGTTCATGGTAACTTGATATACATCGAGGATGAGGCTTCAGTCACAGTTACAAGTGCTTTAATTTCTCAAACAGATGAAACCAATAGCATCATAGGATTCGAGGATATAGAGGATGATGGGTCAGGTATAATCAACATGGCTCCATTGCAGAACACGCTGGCTATATACAAGGACACCTCAATATTTATAGCTGAATACACAGGCGTAGTAACTGCTCCATTTAAGTTCAGATTAATTAAGGTTCCAGATTCTAAAACTCTCTACTATAAGAACACTCTAATCGCAGTTAAGGAATCAGTTCACATCTATGCTGGCAGGGATAACTTCTATGCATTTGATCTATCAACTCGCGGCCCTAAAGAATTAATACCTGGGCAGGGTGTGAAAGATTTATTCTACGGAGCAGTTGACATCACAAACACAGACGATGTGTTCACTGCTGATAATGTTTTAACAAACGAGGTGTGGTTTATCATGCCTAATAAAACAATCTGCTTAGACTACATTAAGAATACAGTATCAACAACAGGTGGTTTTACTGCTGCCGCGACAGTTAAGAAGCCGCCATCTGATAAACAGAATTGGTTTTTGATGGGTACTACTAATGGGGTGGTACTTAGATATGGACTAACAAATGAAACTCAAAGTACATGGAGCGGTAAGAAAGCTATCTACTATAGGATGGAAGCAAACCCATACTCAGCAACTCAGAATCTATACCAAAGTAAACTTAAAAGCGGATTAGGAAATTTTGGTGACGCTTATAATGAAAAAGATATAAGGGGATATGTAGTTCAGTTAGCAAGCCAGCAAGATAATAATGCAGCACTTAATATTAAATTGTACGGTTATGAAAACCCATACTCTGATCCTAATGTTTTAACAGGAAGCTCTGCGTACCAAATAACAAATCCAAAAGGGCAGAACTTAGTGCCTGTTTATTTTAGGCAACACCTATTTCAAGACGAGATAATGGCTACAGGAACAACCAACGTCAAACTTGCTGGAAGGATATTCGACATCGGCAAGGTAAATAGTTCCAGTGAAATTAGAACCCCAGCAATAACATAACATGGCTAACGAAACACCAGTACATATAGTAACAAGGCAGACGGCTGTTAATACAGCAACTACCAATAAAACAGCAACCAGCTCTAACAAAGGTGCTGCTTTAACTAACTCTGAAATGGACATGAATTTTCTTAACACGAAGAAGTCCATTGATACCTTATCTGCTCAGTATTATATCGCTCACAATGAGGATGGCACAATCAAGCCAGCTTATATAGCAGGAACAACTCATTACGTTGAGGACACATCCACTAATGCAAACCAATTAGCGGTCGCCATTGGAGGGTTAACAAGTCTTACCGCTGGCTTGCAGTTATTGGTTAAGGTTAAGACACTGAATACAGGATCAAGTACTATCACTGTAAGTAACTCTGCCACATCTCCACCAACCGTATTAGGCGGTGGTGCTAAAGGTATATTTAAGAGCAAGGATGTTGGCCTAGTAGCTGGTGAATTAAAGGCTGATGAGATCGTTAACCTCGTGTTTGACGGCACACAATTCCAAGTACTTAATGAAGGTGAAGAGATTCTGGATAATCAAACTGTTGGTAGCTTAATCACATTCGACTCAACAGGTAAGGCTGTAGTAGTTGCACCTGGTACAACAGGTCAGGTCTTAACAGCAACAACCACTTCGCCTCCTGCATTTGTCACTCCTAGCACTGGGTTTGTTGAAGTAGATCTAGGCACAATACTTGGGGATAATTGGAAAAGAGCGACTCACGGATTAAAGGTTAACGGAGTCAACACAGCTCCTAAAATATTGAATATGTATTTTGAATGTATAAATGGGCATAGATCTGGAATGGCTTGGAATCACGGATATAGCGTAGGTGATAGGATTTACTATTCATCAATGGATCAAGGAGGGAGTGACAAAACTGCTGGCCCTTTTCTATTTGCTGATGCGGTTTATGCTGGTTGTGGTATTAGAAATAGTGGTCATTTTGAGTTCCCAAACAAATGGGGATTATTACACAACACGGATGGGACTTTGAGTGCTTCTGCTCCTGACGCAAGTACACTTAGCGGATCTATAACTGCTGGTGACGATGACGGGGAAGGAATGCATAATTACGAACACGTTGACCAAGATTTTAAGGTCGTTCTTCAAGTTAGTTTATGACGCTTCTAGTAAAAGATGACTTTACTGAAGAGGCCAAAGATATTCGTGACAGTGTAATTAAGGATGGCTTCAAGGAAGAGGTAGGCCCAGACGGATTTACCTACACTGGCATCAGTAAGATCGAGGTTCCTAATCTAGTTAATAAGGTTGGGGATATGGTGGATGACTTCGAGATGAAGATGTCTTTCTTTCGCCTCAATCTTAAAGGTGAGATGCCTCATTCATTTGTTCACAGTGATGAGATATGCGCTGATTGGGCAGGGTTACTATACCTAAACCCAGAAGAACAAGTTAAAGGGGGAACAGCCTTCTGGAAACATAAGTACATGAGATGGGATAAACTACCTTCAGATGATGAGGTTATGGATCTAGGTTTATCCCAAGAAGAATTCGGAACTCAGCTCAGTGAGGATTGGCGTAATAAAGATATGTGGGAAATGTCAGGGTTCATGGGCATGAAGTTTAACAGATTTTTAATTTACCCAACCAAGATGTTCCATAGTCGGTATCCACACGAAGGTTTCGGCGACAACGCAGACAATGGCAGATTGGTTTGGGTATGTTTTTTCAATGGTAAGATTAACAACAACTAAAGATTTACCTGAGATAATTCCTTTGTACTACAAGTTCTTTAAGGAAGGGGATCTATCTGGAAAGCCTAATCCTCTCACGTTTAAAGAGGGTGTTAAGAAGCTAATAGATACTGGCATTGTCCTTTCATTAGTTGTTGGTGGAAAGGTTAAAGGAGTGATGGGTGGAGCAGTGTATGATGACTTTATTACAGGAGATGTTAGTTGTATGGAGGCGTTTTGGTACGTTGATCCTGACAACAGAGGGGTTGGTGGACTTAAACTTTTCAAGAGGTTTGAAGAGGAAGCTAAGTTTAGGGGTGCAAAAAGAATTTGGATGATGCACCTGCTCTCCTTGAATTCAGAGAAAATGGAGCGATACTACACCAAATCGGGATATGTGCTTAAAGAGAAAGTTTACCTAAAAGAATTATGAGTGGCGTTGCAGGAGCAATAGTAGGAAGTACGGTTATAGGGGCAGGAGCTTCTATGTATGCTGGTTCACAGCAAGCTAAGGCTAACCGTAAAAACATGAAAAACAACTTAGCCCGTGCTGATGCGGCTGATGCTCTTAACTATCAACGATGGCTTGAGTCTCGCGGCTCCACTGGTAGTGCAATTCTTCCGTTGTATTTCAGGGAAGGGGAATACTCAGTAGATGATATTAACAATATGAGTGATAGGGAGTTGATTCGTGTTGCAAGAGAAAACGGACTTCTAACAGACCCAGTAGGTAGCGGTGTTACTGAAAGGGGTGGTGAGTTATTTTTTGAAGGCCCAGATGCAGAGATTAACAGAGGTAACATTGTTCGTGAGCTTACAGATAAAGTAGCTAGACCTTTTGAAGTTAAAGCAGCTAAGGAGGCCATGAACATTTACAACATGGGTAAGACTCCTGAAGAATTAGCTGGCACGTTTGGTGGAATACAAGATCGATTCAGGCCAGCACAAGCATCAGCAGATGACCAGATACTAGGTATATTCTCAGGAGCCAGGGAGGATGAGCGTTTAGGTGATTTTAATGTATTAGCTAATGAAAGACTAAATGCTGCTAAACTACAGTCTGATAGATTAAAACTTGAAAAGGCCCAAGGGCTTAATCAGCTCGCCGCACAGAACCAGCGTAAAGGTTATGTAGGCTCAGGCTTTGGTAGTAATTTAGCAAACCTACAACTAGGACAAACAATTGCTAGTAAAGATGCTACGGCTACCGCTCTTGCTAATCTCAAAAATGCTCAGGAAAAATTCCAGATTCAAGATCAAGAAAGAGATCTAAGATTACAAAACGTAGGCCAAGTAGGAAATCAAGCTGCAAGATCTATGGGTTTTGAAACGGCTGACCAACGTGGTTTAACTGATGCCTTTAAAGATAAGCTTTCTATTACAGATCCATTTAAGATTTCTAGTGGGCCAGCACCAACTAAGAAACCTTTTGAATCAACTGCTACAACCCCTACAGGTGCGATAGTTGGTAAAGGGATTGCTGATATTGCCGGAACATTAGGAACTGCTTACGCCTCTGGTGCATTAGGAAACAATTCTGGTGGTGTTGATTACGGTATAAATCCAATAGACGGTTCAAAAATAACTCCAGACCAAGCAGAAGTTGGGCCGGGGTTTGATTTTGGAAGTATTTAACATGGCTAAAAAAGATTATAAGAAAACTTCCACTAAAGCCTCAATGAATTGTGGTGAAGTAAGAAGGAGTACTCGTGCTGGCAAAAAAATAATGAAGAAGTATTGCATAGGCGGGAAAGAAAAACTCGTTCATGCAGGAGCTAAGGGGTACGGGAATAATTATTCTGATAAAGCGAGAAAATCTTTTAAGGCTAGGCATAAATGTTCAACCGCCAAACCGGGAACTGCAAAGCATTTAGCTTGTACTGAACTTTGGAAATCAGGTGGAAGAAAAACTGCCAGCCCTAAATCTAGGAAAGGAAAATATTAATGAGCTTATACGATAATATAAACAAGAGGAAGAAAGCTGGTACTAGTAGATCTAAGTCAAAGTCTACGATTAGCAAAAAGTCTTACGATAATATGAAGGCTGGATTTCCTAAAAAGAAAAAGAAGTAAGTAATGAAAGGGGGTCAAAAATTAATGGAGATGTCCAAAAGAAAGAAGGCATCTAAAAAACCTGAGCCAGTAGAAGAACCAACTGTACCGACTCAGCGATTCCGAAATGATACTCCATTAAGGTTAGATCAGATGAGTGGCCCTGCTGATATGGAGATAGATAATTTTGCGCCACCTGTAGTTAACGCGCCACCCCCATTGCCTGAAGAACAATATGTTCCTTTTGATTTTAAACAATTTGCTAACAATATAAGCACTATTGCACCGCCACCTGTTGACCCCAGGGAGGAAAAACTTAATTCAATTAACGAAAAGGTTGATGTTTTAATGGATACATTTAGGCAGACACTTGAAGAACAAAAAGCAAGACAAGAGGTTGATGATATAGCAAGACAACAAGAGCTTGAGAAAAGAGGGCCAATCGATGTTGGCTATAACCCTAATACTGGGGCATCGCAAAGTTACCCTGAGAATTATGGAACAATACAAGCTCCACCACCACCGCCACCACAACCTGTTGAGAAACCAAAACCAGTTGAGCAAGCAGCACCAGTTGAACAAGTAGCACCAGTTGAAGAAGCGGTTACAAACTATAGCTACGAATTATCTACAGAAGAAATACTAAACATAGGTGCTGATGTTCCAAACGATAAACTATTAGTTGCTCCAAGATATAATTCGTTTGATGAGATGAATGCCCAGTTTAATGACTCATTGAAACAAGGGTGGCCTTTACCTCCTGTCGCTTATGTTGGTGACACTGAAGTTAAAGTTGCTGAGATGGAGCAGTTAAAGAGATTTGTAATGTCAGCAGACGATATTCAATCATATAATTTAAGTATAGTTAACACAGTAGCAGAACAGGCACTTGGAGATATTGAAGGGAAATAAATAATGGCAACAGGATTAGAAGTTTACGAATCAACAATGCGTCCAGTTCGAGATGCTGTTCAAGGTATCTTTGCACAACAAGAAAAAAGAAGGACTGAAAGAAATGCTGAGAGACAAAAAATTGAAGCAGAAGAACGCGCTGAACAAAGGCAAATAAAGTCTGAAGCAAGAGCTGAGGCTGGAGCTATAAGAAAGGAAGACAGGGTTGAGAGAAGGCTAGAGAAAAAAGCTATGGACAAATCAAAAGCCATTGCTCGTTCTTTAGGCGTACCTACAACTGGGACTAGGTATGAAATAGATGCCAGAGTTTCAATGCACATGGCCAAACTGCCAGATCAAGAATGGTTCAGCTCTAACATGGATGTGTTACCTAGTATTCTAAAAGATCCAGAAATGATTTCAGCAATAGAGGCTGGAGCATTAAGTAAAGGAGAACTAAAAGCCATAAGAGCTAGAGTGGAAGGATCAGTTAAAGCCCAGAGGGGTTCTGATGCAGCGGCTTTTAATAGAACAACTCCAGAGTACATTCGTAAAAGAGATGGAGCGGCAATAAGATATACTAACAATGCTAAAAGAATTACTGACATTCAATCTGGTTACTATAGGGATCAAGCACGGGATAGTTTAGATAACCCTAACATTGCGGCTGCTCTTGCTGAAGCAGGGTTACTAACAACTCAAATACCTAATGAAGAGTTAGAAGAAGTTTTTGAGGATTACCCTGAATTAAAATCAGCTTTCGCTCAGTCACCTACATTGGTAATGCTGGATCAGATAGATATTGGATCTGGTGGGGAGCGTTTCTCTGATATGAGTTCCGATTCAAAAACCATTCTTAAAAACGCTTACGACGAGGCTCAGAAAAAGATAGCTGATAGAAAGTCTAATGATTTTAATTCTAAGTACCTAAGAAGAGAATTAGCAATTAAAGAACAAGCGTTGCAGATGCCTGGTATTCAACGTGAATTGTCTGACCTTTTAACTGACCAAAGAAAACTTCAAGATGATTATCCTGAGTTGCATTATTTTAACGCATCAAAAGGAACTTATAACTTTAAAGGTTCTAGCGTAGGTAAATCCGCCATAATTGAAAGTGGTGAAACTGGTACAGAAACTAGTGATGCCGAGAGTACTGATGTAGGGACTGGTGCTGGAGCTAGTACTGGTGGAAGTTCAACATCAGATATAGTTGCTCGAATGAGAGCTGCGGCTGCTAATACAGGAAGTAACACTGCTGCTACTCCTCCACTTACATCTGAACAAGCTAATCAAATTGCTGGCCAAACTTTCCTTACCGCTGGAGATACTCCTGCATCTTCTGATGCCCCTACTGGTGATACAACTCCTGCGGGTGAAGCGGCTTCTACTGGTGATATTGCTATGGATCAACTTGCGGAATTCAGTAGTTTTAATCCACCTCCAACAGAACAATCTACTCAGAATTTTATTAATTCATTCGCTAGAAGAGATACGCCTAATAGCATTTTAACATCAGAGCAAGCGGCTGTTCCTCAGTTTTCCACTAAAGAATTATACAATAGACAAGTGGCAATAGATAATGAAATAGATTCTCTTAACAATGTGTTAGCTACATTACCAAGTGGTCAGGAAGGAAGATCTGTTTTAGAGGCAAAATTAGCTTCTCTTACATCTGAACGAAACAATATTGATAATCAACTAAGAGAACAATCAAGCCCTTCAGGTAATCTTCCTTCGCAATCAGATATGCCAGTTAACCTTGGGCCTTCTAACATAGGAATGACTTTGCCTCCAATGTCAGAAACAAGTTACCCACCTGGCTATGAGCAGAATGTTAAACAGGTTCAATCACAGATAGGGCAAGCACCCCCGATGTTAGGTAATTTTAGCCCCGTTGTAAGTTTAGGTGGCGGTAACACAGGAGAACTAAGGAATTATATGCGGCCACCAGCACCACCTTATGTGGCTCCAATTACACCTACACGACCTCCAACGCCACAAACTCCGGCAACGCCTTTCAATCCTTTTGGAGAGCAAACAAACCCGTTTAGACAAGAAACGAATCCGTTTTTCATCCCAAGATAATGCCTAACTTATTTGTTGAAAATTACAGAAAAGCAAACCCAGCAACTCAATTATCAGACGATCAAATAACTATCCAATTTGCGGAGAATCATGCGTCTGAGCTGGATGACCTTTACACATTAGACCCTTTATTCAAGGAAGACTTAGGTCGTATCTTTGGTTCGCCTGTCGGTGATCGACCTGAGTACACAGGAGAGGTCACTGCATTTGATAGGGCTAAACAAGGGCTTGGTAAGTTCGTTGAAGGTTTTACTGGGCAAGCTGTTGGCATTCCAGAGAGTATTGCTATTGGAACCGCTGCGCTTAACAGAGCAACTTTCGATGACGATGAAGGTAGGTTTTATGGTGATACACCTTTTGATCCAAAGGAAACTGTAAGTGGTAAGTTAGCTGATTTCATTAAAGATGATCTGACTCCTGCGCTTACACCTGATGTTTCGGGGGCCAAGCAGGATGAAATGAGAGGAGACTTCTGGACTGAGACTGTTCCAAGTGGATTAGGATCAGGGTTAGGATTTATTATAGGTGGTCTTGGCGTAAAGAATTTATTAGAAAAAAGTATTCGAGTAGGCGCAGATAAACTTGCTAAAGAAACTGGAGAGAAAGCACTCAAAGCTGCACTTGAAAAAGGAATGTCAGAGGCGGCTGCTAAAAAGTTTGCATCTGAATTTACCGAGAAAGCTGTAAAGGATATTATAACTCCAGCAGCTCAAGCTGGTTTAAGGCGTAAGACTAATTGGGGAATAGCTGGGTTAGGTGCGGCTGTTCAAGGCCCAGCAGGATACCAGGATGCTATCAATAACGGAGCTACTCCTAACCAAGCATTCACTTCATTTCTTTTAAATGCAGGAGTTGGTACTTCAGAAATTTTTCCGCTTCAAAAGTTTGTTGGAAGAATTGGAGGGATGGGCGGTGTTGGTGAAGGTATCAGAAGAAAGTTAGTAGATGCTATATGGGAAGGCGGGGAGGAAGCACTTCAGGAATTGTTTCAAGGAGCTTCTGGTGATGTCATTGCTAAATGGATTATTGATTACGACCCTGACAGAGAAGTCCTTGGTGAATGGAAGACTGACGCTGCTGCTGGAGGTGTAACAGGATTCATAATGAGTATCGCCTCTAGTGCAATCGGGGCAAAGGTCAGAGGTATGCAGCTTGCAAAGAGCGGCGTGTCAGAAGAAGCATCCAAGAAGTTAGCTGCTAAAATTGCCGCAGATGAACCTCTTACTGAAGAAGAACAAGAATTAGCAAGAAGTGAAGGTTTAAAAGTTGATGATCGAGGTGTAGTTATTTTACCTAAAACAGATTACGATCCTGATTCTGTAGCTGAAACATCTTACGAAGGCCCGAAGAGTGCAGCGATAGTTGCGTTAGCAGAAAGGGAAGCGAAAGAAGGTTTTACTAGGGAAATCCAAGAAGAGTATAACAAATTACTTGGAGTACCAGGTTCAGAGGACGCAATGGAGAAACGTCTTTATGATAAGATAAAATTTCAAACTGCCTCTAAGGAAGGAGCAGCCAGAGAAGAAGCCGAAACAGCAGCAAACATAGATGAAATAATAGCAAAGGTTGAAGAAGGCGGTGAGCTAACTGATGAAGAAGCGGCTGTATTACGCGCTGAAGCAGAAAAGAAAGGTGGAGATTTATCAGCAGCAGAGAAAGTAGATTTACTTAGAGATGCAGCTATCAATGGCCACATGGGAGAAGGGCCGAAAAGAGAAGAGGAATTAAGAAGGGCTGAAGAAGAAGCTGATAGGCAGATTAAAACTCAACTAGATTTTGCAAGGTCAACAGGGCAGATACCTCCCCCTGGGGCAGCGATGAAAGCAAGAGTAAAGAAAGAGCAAGATGCTAAAGACGCGCTGGACAGGGATGAAAAAGCAGAAGCATTCATGGCTAAAGTAAAAGCTAGGGATGCAGCAGCTAGGATAGCGGAGGAAGATAAAGCCGCAGGACAAGAGGGTAAAATTGCAAAGGCAAGGCAGAAATTACTTAATGATAGACAAAAGTTAAAAGTAACCAGAGAAGCTGCACAGCAGAAGGAAGAGAAAAAAAGAATAGATAAAGAAAAAGCTGCACAAAAAAAGGAAGATGATTTTGTAGATGAAACTAACGATGCTATTGCTAATATTACAAAAGAGGCCAGCCTTACCACTAATAAAAGGGCCGTAATTGATAAGTTAATTAGAAGAGTTGAACGTGCTGCTATTACTTTTGGTAGCCTTGATAATGCTGAGGCAAAAATCCCCGGCATAAAAGAACTGGATGCTAGATTAAAAAATTATAAAGAAGCTCCAAAAGCAGGGAAGGACGCAGCGTTTCAATCTATATTTGAGGATCAAGTTAGCGATCAAAGTATAATCACACAAGGTCAGGTAGATGCTGAAATGCAGAGCCTTGATGCGAGAGCAAACGAAATAGATGATTTCATGCTTACACCAGAGGCAGATAATCTTCCGCAAGATAAAATAGTTGAACTACTATCAGAAAGAAACGCTGCACAGCAAAGACTTAGAGCATTAAAGAAGACTCGTATAGAACAAATAAATAGCCCTGTTCGCCGTGATTTGTTTGAAAATAAAATTGCTGCTGAAATCGCAGTTGAAAATGATAACAATCCAGAAACTCGTGAAAATTGGAAGGCTGCTAGAGAAGCTCTTAATCCTGGTGTTACTGCTGCTAGTAGGGTTTCGCGTGATGATACTGAAACAACACCAACTGTATCAACAGGAGATCTCTTAGCAAAAAATGATCGTGGTCTATTGTTTCCGAAAGATGCTTATGGAAATCCAGATGAAAGTTACTCTCCTGTATATAAGGTGGTGATTAACGGACAGGATCGTTATATAACATCATTACAAGATGATTCAGTAGGTAGCGTATGGTTCGAGTATATAGATAACAATACTTCACCTTCTTTATTTTCCCCTAAATCTAGGACAGGAAAAGATAACCCTCGTGACACACAAAATTATGTTCCATTTTCGTATAGTAAAAAACAACTTATAAAAGATTTAGCAGAATCAACTTCCCCTACAGCCGCAACCGCTGTTGGTACTTCTCTTTCTGAGAAAACAAAAGCTATCGATCTAGATAAAGCTGGCTCTAATAATAAAGCTGCCTTTCAAAAATCTAACCAGAAACTAAAAGACGAAGCGCAACGTGCTGTTGAAAGTAGCCCAGCTACAGCAAGCAACAGGATGGATAAGATTAGGGATGATGTAGATTTAAACGGTTCAGATGTAGACCCAGAAGGTTATTGGGAATTAGATTCAGGCACAGCTAAAGCCGAACAAACTAATAAAGAAATTGATAACCTTAATACTCTTTTAAACTCAAAAGCAATTACAGTAGAGCAATTAACAGAGAATGGAATCACACCTGATGGAGATGTTTCTTTCACTACCCAGGATGTTAAAGGTGAAACTAAGTATAATATTTTTGTAGACGGCAAGCATAGAGGAGAAGGCAAAACACCGTCAGAGGCAGTAGCTAATGCAGCCAAGAGCCAAGCAAATCGAATTGGGCAACTTGTTAATATGGGAGGAACTGTCCCAGAAGGAGGTCGTAACACTAGACGGATTGCAGTCTTAGAATCACCTAATAAGGAAATCGTTGCAGTCAGTGTCCATGAAACAAAGGATGGGAATGTTATGGTTTCTAATATTAAAGGAACTAAAGCAGCGTCTATTCCTATATCTAGTTTATTAGTCGATAATGGTTACAAGGTAGTTGGTTCTATAAAAACTAAAAACACTGCTCAGGGATTTAAGCAAATCTACGAAAGTAAAGAGCAGTACGACACAGCAATATCTAAAGACTTAATTGATTCAGCTTCTAGGGCATCGTCATTAGCTGAAGGTGTTGCTGAAGATGCTGATCCTAATAATGCCGCTCAACTTAACGAAGGAGTAGACCAGCCTATAGGTGATGCACAAGCGAAAGCTAAAACAGGTAAAAAATTCGCTCCTCGTAGGGATGGATTCCCAAGACCAAGTGAAACAAAAGTTAATACAGCATTTGCCAGCATAGTTGACGCAGCTAGAACAGCCGGGGTGGAAGTTCGTCTACTTGAAAAAGAGATGGCTGATGTAGAAAAGAAGGCTGCTGCTTACATGACGTTAGAGGACGGTAGAGTAGTTGCAGTCTTAGCAATGAATTCCATCCATAATCCTAGCAACTCAAACACTATAGATCTTCTCCATGAGATAGGTCATGTTGCATTTGACCAGCTCGATCCAGCAATCATAGAGGCTTTAGGTACAGCAATAAGTAAAGCCAGCGATAAAGCATTAGGCATTGAAGGTTCTGCATTCATGTATGATTCATCACTTGAAGGGCAAGTTCCAAACGAATTAACACAGGAAGAAAGATTAGTAGAATCTGTTGCCAGGGAGATGGCTGAAGATGGGTTTAATCCTGATGATGCAAAAGGTTTAGTTGGTTCAATTGTAAGGATTTGGAAGAATGTATCATTTGCAGCAAGGATGGCGTTTCAGAGATTAATACTTGGTAAGGACGCACTTAGCCCAGCATTAGCCAAGGAACATTTTAGATTACACGTTGAAGGGTTCTTAACAGGCAACAGAGTTCCTTCTTTCCTTAATTACTTAGTGCAGAAACCTACTTTGTTTGAGGCAGTACAAGCATTCACAAGCGATGTCTCTAGTGTATTCATGTCTAATAATGGTTTCGTTGAAGTAGAACCCGTAACGCCGGACAGTGTAGATGCTATCAAGTTTAATATGAAGTACGCTGGTGTTAGACGTTATTCGGGAGGTAGTCCAGATGATAGGGTTAATGTTAATTTAGCAAAACGAGGAGCTGCTACTAACAACGCTGTACTTCAAGCCTTAAAGAATGCCTTTGCTGTATTTAATATTAGCGGGGCAAACAGGAACTCAACGGGTGAACTGCTTACTAATGAGGAAGGTTTTCTTTCTAAGATACTATCTCGCCGTGGCCCTGAAGAAATACTGACAGAAATAGAATCTGAGTCTGGGCCTGTAGCTGCTTCAACAACACTTAATGAATTGGATTCTTTGGAGGATAAACCCAGAGCCGCTATGGATGCAGACAAGTTTCTAGAGCGTATAATCGAAAGGCTAAAAGACAGATATGCTAAAGCTCAGGATAAGCTTGATCCAGATAACTCAAATTCTCCTACACGAAAAAGAACAGAGGTATACATAAAGTTACAAGAGTTGCTAAAGCAGTACTCAAATTTAAGTTTCGTAGCTAATAAACTATACGAAGGTATTGAAGGTACAATAAACAAACTTGAAACAAACAATGAAAAGGCAAGGAATGAAATCAGGGAAATACTATCTATTGTTCACCCTGAGTCTTCAGATATAAAAATATTAGCTCCAGCATTTAAGAAAACATTAAGCGAAAGTCAGATGGATCTGTTTAATGAAATGATTCAAGGCGGTATAGACTTTAACCAATCTCCCGCTGAGATAATGAAGCAGATTAAGAATAGCAAGTTCTCAAAGTACACCCCTCAAAAAACAGATGACGCTATCCTGATGTCTAAGTTCATTCTTATGGCCAGAAAGAATCCAGTTACAATTGAGATGCTTTTTCTAAGAGGAGAGAACCCAGATTTTAAAGGCAGATTCAACAAGGTTTTAAGTATCGCTTTTCAGAATGATAGGAATGCGGGTAAAAGAGCATTAAAGAAATATCAAGAAATATTCCCAGAACAATATGACGAGAAGCGTAATGTAGGAGAGTTTGCTAGATTTAATAAAAGAGTTAACAAGCTACTTAAAACAATTGAGTCACATAAAGCTGAATACTCAGACCTAGATATTGAAATCAATAGCGCAAGGGATGATATAGCAATGTGGGAAACTATTAGGAATACACTTGCTGAAGAACAGGCTGTACTAGGAAAAATATACGACAAAGAACTTTCTTTTAACGGTGTTCAATGGGAGCCAACTCACGAGTCAGAGTACATGGTTCCAGCAAGCCCTACACAAGAGTTGGTTAATGTAGAAGAAAGCACTAAAACTTTAGACCTATCTCAGAAAGTAGACATAGCATCGATAAATAGTGACATAGAAAAAATGACTGCATGGTTGGAGAATCAGCCACTTGAGCAAAGAGGTGCTATATGGAAAACAATGAAAAGGCAGAGGGATAAGCTCATAGAGTTACCAGCAGATCAAACCCAGAGAGAGGTAAGTTCAAGCTGGATAATGAGGATTCTTGGAGATTACACAACTAAACTAGATCTAATAGGATCAGCTCAATCAAGAAAACTTCAAACAGCTTTTAGAAAATTAAGTTCATTCTTAAATTCTTATGGTGGGGAAAATGCAAAGAGAATTGGTAGGGAATGGGCTATTGCTTTAAGTGGACTACAAAAGGTATTAAAGAAAAATGGATTACCACTCGAACAATCTGACGTTCTTAGAAGGTTCCATGACTCTGCATACCATTTCTTCGATACTAACCGAGATGTTCTTAACCAAAATCCTGGTGAAAAAGGAAGGAGAATGTTGGTTAACCTTTATAAGAGCCATTTAAGAAAAAAAGAAGGGGATGCTTTAGCTAATGCTATATGGCCTGAGATGCAGAAACTAATTCTTGCCACACGAAAAGCATCCAATCATGTAAACAATATAAGAAGAGAACTTGGTCTAAGTGTTAAGGATGAGTTTGGAGACGTATCATTCTTCCGAGATAGTATTGGTGATTCCCTTACAACCACAATGCGTAAGCCTTCAGAAGAAGTTCCATCACTGTTTAATATGATGAGACAAAACGGATGGGAGATGGGTAAGGATGAACTTAAAACTAGAACCGAATTAGAAAAAGACTTTTTAGAATCGCCTGAATTATTCTTGGATTATATTCAAAAGCATTATTCCCAAGAGATTATGAAGGATTTCGTTGGCCCTCTTGCAAGAAAAGAAGGCGAAGGGTTACTCGAAGGGTACACTGATAAAGGTTTTAAAAGGCCAATACCTCAGTCAAAACTTAGGGAAGCATACGAGAATAATCCAAATGATTTCATGGCTATGCTTGAATCTGTGGCTGCGTCTGAAGGGATCATATCTCCAGAAGCTAGAGCTGAGTTCTTTTCTGATTCAGTTAATGCTTTTCAAAAAATCTACAGAACTATTAAGAGTACCCAGGAGAGGAAGACTGATTTTGATGCATCAAGAAATACTGCCTTACCTCCACACATAATGATGGATGCCAGAAAGACTTCAAACTGGCCAGCAGAGTGGGTGTCATACGCTACATTCGGTGAACGTAATATGCACCAATACGCCAAGCATTTATCAGTAGAAGCTGCTTTCGGTAGGGATATGGGATTGCTTTACAAGGATATGAACAGGCTCGAAAAGGAGCTTGATGATGCTGTTAATTTAAAGAAGAAAATAGATAACCAATTAAGAGATGAGGGGATTAACACTTCTCCAAGAATTTTTAGAGGCGCATATAAAAAAGCATTTAATGAACTAGCTCCTAAAGGAATGAGTTACAGCCACCTGAAAAAAGCTAATGAGAAAAAGCAGATTTTAGATGGCATGATGAAAAACATTACCAACTGGTTAGCTTCTGAAAGTTCATCGCCAATGGAGTATTATGCTCTTAACGATTTCATCAGGACATTATCTGGCTTTACTGTTCAGTCTTATGGAACTGCATTAATAGATACCATTTCAATAGCTGAACAACCTTTCCGTAAGCTTGGCCTTGGGAAAGAAGCGTTTAAGCAACTTGGTAGAAATATTTATAATTCATTAGGAATTGGAACAGGCAGCTTCTTTCAAATATTCAATAAGACAATAGGTTTCCATGCAGAGAAGATGCAACTAATGAAAGAGCTTGGGCTAGATGACATGACGGCTACCCAAGATGGTAACTTCTTCACAAGGATTAAGGATAATTATGATGCAGCATTGGTTGATGAATTTGTAGGAGAGAATATTTTTACTAAAACTTTAGAGTATGTTTCTCGTGCTGGCCGAGCTGTTCTTGGCACTGGAGCAGGGAAAGCAGAGGAAGGTAAAGCAGCATTCCCAGCACTTAGGGTTGCAACACCGTTTACTCAGCTTGCAAAGCAGTCAGCAATGGCGAACACAATGTCTACATGGACTCAATATCAGGCATTAATCTTACAAACTGGAAAACTATTAGAATCAAATCCTCAATATTCAGAAATAATAAAAAACGAAGGAATACTATTTGATGATGCGGTTCTGAAAAAATATGGACTAACTTTAAAAGGGGTTCTTAAAGAACTTGGTTACGGTAGGAGTTTCCTAGTGTTCGATGATACTCGCGCCTTCATGCACATGAATGAAAGCCTTCAGAGAAACGGATTCACATTGGAAGCAGTCACTCAAGACTACCTACAAAGAAGAAACAAAGATCCAAAGGCTGATCCGATTGGTGATCTAAACCTTTATAGGGCTTTGGCAAACTTAACAATTTCAGAGGTTATGATGGATACAGACCTTATAACCAGACCAACTGCAATGACATCTAGTAAATTAGGGCAAACATTTATGCCGTTACTTGGGTGGTCATTAGCTAAAGGTAACGATGTTAGAAAAGAATTCAACGAGCCAGGGGGAGTAGCTTCATGGAAAGGTGTTCGTATGGCATTGAAGAGTTACCTAGCTATTATGCCGTTACAGTTGTTTTACGCTTGGTTAAGAGATGAATACGATGAGGAAGTTGTAGGTAAAAAATCTGATGTCCAGAAAGGGCAAGGCTTCTTAGGTGCGCCAAGTCTTAAAGAGATCGAAGAATCTCCTGCTGATGCATTTCAGATAATGCTCGAAAGACAAGATAGAGTTGGAGCATTTGGGATACTAGGAGAAGCAGCAACTTTTACGGCTGGTCAGTTTGGTGGCGGGACTAGGGACTTTAGTGTGGACTCTAGGGTTTATGCTTTAAATACCTTCTGGAGCCTTTTGAATACTACTACGAAATTTTTCAGACAAGGTGGTATAAGCTTGGAGGGTAGGGATTGGAGTTCTGGCATGGATAAGATCATAGACTTAAATATAAATAAGGGTGTTAGGAAGATCTTCCCTGGCTACACTTGGCAATCGGTTGGGAGGCCAATGGCACAATCACTTGGAGGGGCAGGGTTCCTTCAAACAGCTCAAGCATTAAATAATGTAACTGGTAAAATGCTAGGGAAACCACCCGCTATCGATACAGAAGACTACTGGGTTAACCATAGGATAGGTGTTCAAAATTACATTCGAGCAGCGGGAAGAACACTTAACCTTGACGTTAAAACACGAGCCGGAATGAGAGGAACTCCGTCGAAGACAAAAGCAATAGTAGGCCAAATGATGTTAGCCGCAATTGCAGATGACTTTATAAAGTTCGATAATGCGAGAAGAGAGGCTATTAGATCAGCAAAAGAAGAAGGTAAAGCCGAGCCAGAGAAAAGTGTTTTGGCATCATACCAAGCTTATCACCCATTAAAACAGGCATTTAAGACACCTCCCACAGAGAAAGAGTTTGAAAGAATCCTATCTATATTAGATGCAGATGCTAGGAAGGGAGTTAGGGATGCTGTTGATAATATAAATAAGTACACAAATAGAATGGGAGGAAACAGTTATGAAGGTAAAAAGGATAAAACTTCCGTTAAACTTGGGAAAAGACCTACTGTTGATAGACCTACAAGACCAAACTACAAGTCAGCATCTACAGCATTTAATTAAAGATCACCCCTTGACTGTTACCCTAAATTTAAGACACTAACAAATAGATATGATACTAGATAATAATCAAATACTACCTCGAAAAACAGGTTCGGCAAACACTACAGGAGCAGGAGCTACCCTGGTGCAAGCAACCGCATCTGGTAAAGCAATTCACCTCGTAGACCTAATTAACGGCGATGGCAGCAATATGGCTAGTCTTAAATACCACGGGGCGACAGGTGAATTAATTGCTCAAGTAGGTGCTGGATCAGCAATAAGCCTAAATGCGCCGATCAAGGTTCCAAGTAGGAAAGCTACGGTGAATAACGCTAGTGGGTACTCAGTCGCAAATGGAGTTTCTGTAACGGTAGATGCTCTTGCGAAAGCAATCCCGTCAGGTGATATACTGTATTTTACTAACGGAGGAGTTTTAACCTTAACATCAGGGGCAGCGGCAGGAGCTACAACCCTAGCTGGAAACCTTACTGTTGCAAATATAGTTGATAATGAAGTAGGGCAAACAAAGGCTAAAATCCATGTAGCTACATCTACTAAGTTTACTGCAACTTACACTGAAGAAGTTTAATGGCGTTCACGCGCAAGTCATCTCCCCCTGTCTCAAGGGTTGAAGGTGAGTTCCCAGAGCTGCCAGATCAGGCGGAACAGGATCTCAAAGGGTGGTGGCTTGACACTAGAGCTGTTCTTGATCGTGTCAGGGATAGGATAGATGACATCGAGGAAACAAGTACCACTGCATCAACTACAGCTACAGCAGCATCCACTACATCCCCATTAACTACAGGACAGATAAAGAACCTGTATGAATCAAACCTAGATACGAATGCTTTTACTGATTCAGATAAGGCAAAACTAGATTCCCTGGCTACGGGTAGTGGTTCTAACATACAGAAAATGGCTGGATCTTCATCTCCCATGACAAAGGAGGAAATTGAAACTATCCTTGGAGTAACTGGAGAAGTGGTGGGAACGATTAGTGACGAAAATTTAGAGATAGCAGGAGAGGTTCAAATTAACGGAGGATTCTTTTAACAATGGCAAACGTAATTAAAATTAAACGCAGTTCAGGAAGTAACGCACCATCCAGTTTACGGAGGGGTGAACTTGCTTATGCTGAAGGCAGTAACGCTTTATATATAGGCTCAGGAAATGAAAACAGTTCTAATGAAGCAGCCAACCAACCAATCATAGGCGGCGCACTTAATAAACTTTCCGTTCCTACTGGGCCTGTGGCGATGAATAACCAGAAAATTACTGGACTAGCCACGCCGACAACCGCTAACGATGCTGTAAATAAAAGCTATGTTGACGCAGTACAAACAGGGCTGGATGTAAAAGGTTCAGTTAGGGTTGCAACTACAGGAGATTTAGGTGGTAGCTGGCCAAACCTTGGTAGCTCTGTATCAATTGATGGTGTGACTTTATCCACTGGTGATAGAGTTCTAGTAAAGGATCAAAGCACTGCGAGCGAAAACGGTATTTATAGATACGAACAAAGTGGTAGTGCAGATGATTTTATAAGGGCCACTGATGCTGACAACTCTCCTGCTGGGGAGGTTACATCTGGAATGTTCACGTTTGTCGAGGATGGTAGCACTCATGCAAATTCTGGGTTTGTTCTCTCAACAACGGGTTCAATCACATTAGGTTCAACAAGTTTAGCATTCTCTCAGTTCTCTGGAGCAGGGCAGATTACTGCTGGCAACGGAATCCAAAAAGTTGGTGATACTCTTAGTGTAGATTTAAAAGCCAATGCTGGTTTGGAGATTAATGCTGGTGAGATTCAGGTAGACTTGACTCATGCTGGTATTGGCGCACAAGGCGATCTTGCTGTAGCAGATGGAGGCACAGGAGCTTCATCCGTTAGTGGAGCTAGATCCAATCTTGGCTTAACAATAGGTGGAGATGTTCAAGCGTATGATGCTGACTTAAACACTATAGCAGGGTTCTCTCATACAACCACTGCTGGCTCAAATGCTTACGGGATTCTTGAATCTGATGGAAGCACCTGGACAAAGACAAATTCACCAGCAAACCTAACAATAGATTGTGGAACATATTCGTAACAGATGGCAAACACGATTCAGATTAAGCGTAAGGCTTCCGCTGGCGTACCTAGTGGATTAGCGGCTGGCGAGTTAGCGGTTAATCTCTCAGATAATAAGCTCTATGTCGGCAACGCCGCTGCTAATGGTGTACTACATTTAAACGATCATCTCCCCCTCTCTGGCGGCACACTTAGTGGTGTTTTAGATTTTGGCGTAACAAGTCTTAACGCACAGGTATTACGACTCAGAACTAATTCTAATTCTAAAATTGGTTTTGGAATCACAGGAGGTTACGGACTTCGGTCTTATGCACCATCAGATATTGGGGCAAACGTAAACATCATGGAGTGGGGTACTATTGCTGCTAGTGATGGCAGCACGTTCGCCTCAAAGATGAGTTTAACCACTTCTGGTAATTTAACTACAACAGGAACATTAACCGCAACAGGAGCAACCCTTAACAGTGACGGCAATGGAGAATTGTACGTTAGTCGGACAAGTGGAGCAGTTATATTAACTCAGGCTCAGGCCGCTGCTGGTAAATTTGGAACCACTACCGACCATGATTTGCAGTTCATGGCGAACAACACCGTTTATGCTCGTTTAAAAAATGACGGTAGATTTGGAATTGGAGTGACCCCCTCAAGTCTCCTACATTTATATTCATCTGCTCCAGTGCTAACGATCCAAGATGGAGGAACATGGGGAACGAATGCTACTGGTTACATTGAGTTGAAAGATAGTGGCTCAACCGTAAGCATGATCGGTGTTACTGGCACTGCTGGTCATCTAGACATTCTGCATAAAAAGGCGGGATCAATTCGGATGTTCACCGACGATACAGAGAGGCTAACCATATCGTCTGCTGGGTCTGTAAATCTAACTGGAGACTTAACAACTGGCAGCACCGCAAATGACGCTCCTTTATTTCAGAACATAGTAAAAAGTGGTACAGTCATAGCTCGCCTAACTGCTAACCGTGCAGGAGGTGACGCTGTTGTTGGAACAAATTCAGCACATGACTTCTTGATCCAGAGAGCTGGCAATACAAGGCTAACTCTAAGTGGATCATCTGTAGTAATAAACGACAGTGGAGAAAACATTGATTTCCGTGTTGAGGGCGATGGGGATCAAAACCTAATTAGAACTGACGCTTCTAATGATCGGGTAGGAATAAAAACTGCTAGTCCATCATATACGTTTCATTGTGTTGGCACTGGTTACTTCTCCCAAGCTGTCACTATGAGTGCAGCATTAACAGTAAGCGGTAACGGTTCATTTGGTGGAGCAAACGAGACGAGTGCAAAATTATTTGTTAGAGGGGGACACGCAGATTTTTGGCACGACGATAATGATTTGTTGCGTGTTAGCCATGATGGAACACGGGCAAAGCTGCAAGGATTCACTGGAGGTGCTTACGATGCTATCTCATTAAACCCAGATGGAGGTGCTGTTGGAGTGGGTTGTGATCCAACTAAAATGCTGGAAGTGTCTTCAGGGTCGCACACTGAGTTTGTACTAAACACAACAAGCAATACAAGTAACTGCGGTATTGATTTTAATTTAAGCGGATCAAGAAAAGGCATAATTAGATATGACCACAATGCCACTGATTCTAGTGGTGAATTTGAATTTTACACAGGCGGTAACACCTCAACTGCTCGTATGATTATAAATGGTACGGGTCACGTTTCAATTAATTCAACAGCCCTCTCAAGCTACGGTCATTTCGGTGTAGCTCAACCCGCTGGAACCAACACGGATGGTATTGCAGTTGTAAATGGAACTAACTCATTTAGGTTATATGTTGACGATGCTGGGATGCGAAGACTTAACGCAGGAGACACTTCAGTTGTAGAATTTAACGCATCATCCTTTATTGTCTACAAACCGTTAACAGTTGGATCAAACGGTAGTGGGCATGATGTAAGGTTTTGGGCAGATAACGGAAAATTCTGGGAGTGGGATGAGAGCATGGAACTTACCCGTGCTAACGATGGTGTTAAATCTGTTTGGGGCAGTGGTGATGACTTAGAAATTTATCATGATGGGTCTAACTCATATCTCCAACAAGGTTCTAATGGTGGCAATTTAAATTTTACAAATTCTGGTGGCACAAAATTCTCTGCTATTTTTAAACACGCTGATGCAGTGGAGCTATATTTCAATGGGTCAAAACGGATTGAAACTGATGCTAACGGTGTAAAAATAGCTGGCCCATCAAGCACGGCAACTTATGTCACATTGGACACAAGCACTTGTGGTTATGATGCTGGAATAGTTTACAACGAATGCGGAAATAGTCGGTATGCGTTAACTCACACAGCGTCTAATGATTCGTTTGGACTTTATAAGTACACATCAACGGCGGGTTTTGTTTTAAAAGCATATACTGACGGCAACTTACAGGTTGTAAATAAACTAGGTATAGGAACCGCAGCTCCCGGTAGGGAATTAGACGTAAATGGAAGAGTCTTAGCGGATACTTATGGATTCAGATCAGACACTACTCTTAGGTGGTACTATTTTGATAATTACTCTGGCAGTAACTTCATGGGTAGAGGAGGCAACGCTTACACGGCATTATACGACACGGGCGTTCTTTCTATGAGTTGGAAGGAGGGTCTGGTTGGCATTGGAACCACAGCTCCAACAAGTAAGCTCCATGTAACTGGTGATTTAGGGAACAGTGCGTTCCTTGCATATATTTATAACAGTGGAACTCAGTCGGAAGACAACGGACTTAATGTTCAAATCGCTTCTTCGGGAAGTTCTGCGATGGGACTGAGGGTTAACACTGGAGGAGATTCTAACGCATTTATAGTGGCTGGTGATGGTGACACTGGACTAGGTTTTACCCCTAGCAACTTTGCTCAAAAATTAAATGTTAACGGTGGGGTTTATATAAACGGTAATTTAGGATTGGGACGCAGTTCACCTTCAGCTCGTTTAGATATTTTAGACCCGACAGACGGTGGTATTTCTTGGTCTACATTTTTAAGAGTAGGAAGAAGAAGTGGAGACAGCACTAACGAATTAGAACTAAAGTCACTGCATGATGGTAGTGATGAAGTGGATGGGTTTGCAGTGTTCTTGCATGGTGGTGAATGTTTAGCAGTTGATAATAGTAAAAGATTATTTTTAAACGCCCTGCCTCCTGACACTTATGCAGAATCAACTGCTGACGATTTTGTTCTAGGGCATACTGGCGGTCACGCTGGAATGACCATTCGCTCTGGAACTTCCCATGCAGGTTCAATTTATTTTGCTGATGGTGTTAATGGAAATCAAAAATACAGAGGGTACATAGAGTACAACCATGATAATGAACTACTAACATTTGGTACTAGTGCAATTGGTAGATTAAAAATTAGTTCAGGGGGCGTTGGGATTGGAATTGTACCATCCAACACAGCCCTTGATGTTCAGCAAACAAGCGGAAATATTTTAAGGTGTAAGGGCGATAGTGGTAATACTCGGTTCTCAGTAGGTGCTAGTGGTGCGTGTACGATAGAAGGCAATACTGGAAGCTATCCGTTACACATTACAAATGCTGACTCAGGAGATTTAGGCTTAAAGGTTGAGGGTAGAACTCATTTAACTAATTTAGGCGTTAATGTTGCCGCCGATGCATCTGATGCTTTCTTAATTAAAAGCACTGGTGATGGAACGAATGTACTGAGCATGAAGGATTCCGCTGGCGATGCGATGTTCAATGTTCGTCAATCTGGTAACGACTGTTTAATCCGTGCTTACAAGGATGGAGGAACACAAAAAGTTCAGATTCATACTGATGGTTCCTCTTGGTTTACTGGAGGTCAGGTAGGAATTGGGACATCTGCACCGTTCACTGAGGGCTTGGAGGTTGCTTTCCCAAGTACAGATACTTCATTTAATTTAAACGATCAGTCTGACTCTATTTTAGTGCTGCGTAACAGCGACAGTGGTTCAATTAACACTGGTCGTTTCTGTGCCATCCAAATGAAAATCAATAGTAGTTCTGCTGCTGCTGAAGGAACGATTCGCACACAATTTGCTGGTGATGGTGATGCAGATTTAATTTTTAGCACAACCAAAGGCGGAACTGGTTATGACCGCATGACGTTAGATGAGGATGGGCATCTATCTATTACGGGCAATATAACAGTTGGCGGTAGCTGGAACGGTTTAGATTGGGAAGACTTACCAAACATTTCAACACTAAGTGCATTGCCATAATGGGATTACAAAGTTCAGATTTAATATTAGTTGAGCGAGGGAACACTCTCTACAAGCAAACTTTTAGTGGCAGGGCGAACATTGAATCGTCTGACCTACTGTTAGTGGAGCGTAACAATACACTTTATAAATGCACTTATTCAAATTGGAGTAGTGCTAACAACTCAGACCTGATTTTAGTTGAGAGAGGAGGAACACTTTACAAGGAAACGAAAGAAGGTTGGGTTATTGCAACAGGAGGTGATCCAGCCGCGACTAACATTGACATCCATTCAAGTAATTATTCTCCAACATGGACACCTGTTTACCCATCAAGCACTGGAGATATTACAGATAACTGGAAAGTTTTATCTATGAAAATAAACGTAACCAATAGCGGTGTATCTTCATCGGGGAATCTTTATATTGGTTTAAATGCGACAGCGGGTACTACATATTTTTCTGATTTCCATATAGCAGCTATTCAGGTTCTTCAGGAAAATCTAACTTCATATAGAGGAGATTCAACATTCTCAAATGGTTATGATTGGAATTTCGGGAGAGGCGGGGCTGGAGGTAACGATCAAAGCGATGATGATTATGGATACAAGCATTGGGAAACGACAACTACTCAAATCACAAACCAGAATAACGATCCTTGGGATTACTCATATACTGCGGTTGGGGCTGGGGGAACAGGAAGAACATGGGGTGTTGGGCATTCCACAGCAACGGATTATGTAGGTGCTGACGGAGGGATATATCAACCAACAGATCATAGCGGTGGTGGTGGGTCTATATTATCTGCAAGCGGAAACATTTCCCAAACTGGATCAAATATAGAATATCTATACGCAGAGACAAGCAGCCCAACTGCTGCTGGGGATTTCATATGGTTAAAATCTCCTGACATTACAATACACAACAATGACACAATCAGGATCGCTTACAATGGGGGCAACGGCCAGAACTCAACAAGCGGCTTGTCAGGTTCTCAAACACTTTACGTTAGGTTTGGATCATAATGGCATTAAGAAATAAATACATAGCTGAAAACGGAAGCGAGAAAACTCTTTATTACAGAGTAGTAGAAATAAATTCTCACTATGAAAAAATAAAAGGGGAATTAGCTAGTAAAACAGTAAACTTTAATATTGAAGCTATTGACGAAACGGATAATTCAATAGTTTACGAGAGTAAAGAAACAAGGGATGCGAACCAATTGTTTTGGCATGATATACAAGCCCAAGATCAAGAGGTGGAAGTGTTAATAGATAAAGCGTATGAGTATCTTAAAACTTTGGAACACTTTTCTGAAGCGGAGGACTGTTAATGGAAAACTCCCACACAATACTTGAGCTTCTTATTGTAATAGTCATGTTAGGTATCTTGTATTCTATGTATGTGGGGGCAATTAGTAAGGCTAAGAGAGCATC